GAGAAGATGCGTATCGACTTGTCGCTGCTGTTTACTTGGCGTTCTATCGCTCGCATGAAGAACAGCGCCCATACGAATCTGCTGATTCTCGACGAGGTATTCGATGCATCGCTTGATGCCAACGGTTGCGATGAGTTTCTGAAGCTAATACATAGCTTAGAAAACTCCAACATCTTTGTTATCTCACACAAGGGTGATGTGCTGCACGATAAGTTCAGCAACACACTCCGCTTTAGAAAAGAAAAGAACTTCTCAAGGATTTCATCATGACTGAACTAATCAAAGGTAACGATCCACGTCTTAAGCAGACTTGCCCAGAGTTTGATTTTGATAACGGATATGTAATGGAAGACGGAACGGTTCTTACTGCTAAAGATCTGTTCGAGCTTCTTCGCAACACACTTATTGCAAAAGGTGGAGTTGGCGTTTCCGCGCCGCAGCTCGGTATCATGACTCGCGTTTTCGTTATTGGTAATCCATCTACACCAGATGAAATTATTGGCGTATTCAATCCACTGATTACTAACTATGACGAAGAAACTGTTGTCTACGAAGAAGGATGCTTGACATATCCAGGGCTTTTCATCAAGATCAAGCGTCCTCGCGGTATTCGTGTTCGCTATCGCGGTTGGAATGGTGAAGCGGATACAGTTCGCTATGAAGGTTACACTGCTCGCGTGTTCCAGCACGAATACGATCACCTGAATGGTGTCACGTTCCAAGAACGTGCGAATCGTTATCACCTAGAACAAGCTCGTAACTTCAAAGCTAAAGCGGAAAAGCGTCTTGCGCATATCGAACGAAAAGTTGGATGAGATGTTTGATGCGGTAGGCGTGTGGAAACCAAAGCTCCACGAATGCCTACGCACAATGGGAACAGAACACCTGTTCGACCAACGCATGAAAGATATGTGGAAGCCAGAGTTTCCTACTATCAATTACTGTTACACAGTTTGCGAGTTTGTTTACTGGTATGTTTGCCAAGGCACAACAGCGTGGGATATCCGCACAACCGATATTCCAAGCACGCCAGGAATCAAGCATTGGTTCCTTCTACGCCAAGATGGAATGATTGTAGATTTAACTGCAGATCAGTTTGACAATCACGAAGAAATAAACTATAATGATTCTAAACGTTCGGGATTCATTCAGTCAGGCTGCATAGGACCAAGCAAGCGAGCGAGATTTTTGGCTTCACTTATGGGATACGATGACGACTCTTGGAAACAACCAGTCAGCACTCTCTTTTGACGACTGGGTAAAGACACAAACATTCACCCCATATGATACAGAAACAGTTCGTCGCACTATCCACGACGAGCTGAAGTCGTTTGGTGAATTACCCACAGAAGAATACATTCTGTGGCAAAAGTGGGAGGAGGTCAACAATCTCTATCCTATGGAAGAAAGCGTTCTGTTCGGCGAACCAGCCTACATGAACGCTAGACACGCCATTCTCATTCCGCAAGTGAAAGAGCTTATGTGGGATGGCGATAACATCGATGATCTCGAACCAGAGGTTATCTGGACTAATGATCCTGCGCACAAATCAATCAGGGATCATTGGACATTGTTGCGCGTCATGATTCATACGCAGCAACATTCTGGTTCGATTGGTCGAGGAATGAACTTTATCATTCGTGACCGAAAGACCAAGAAGTATCTCGGTGTTATCGCCATTGCGTCAGACTTCCTCGATCTGGGTGCTCGTGACGAAAAGATTGGTTGGACTCGTGAGCAAAGAACACAAGAGCAGCGTATCAAACACACTGCTGTTTGCTCGACGATCGTGCCAGTTCAACCGTTTGGTTATAACTTCCTCGGTGGTAAACTGCTCGCGCTTCTGTGTCTGTCGGATGTAGTCCAGAATAAGTGGAAGGAACTCTACGGTTCTCGTCTCGTTGGATTGACCACGACCTCGCTCTATGGTAAAGACAAGGGCGGTCATGGGATGTCACAGTATGATAATCTGAAACATTGGAAGAAGATGGGATACTCACGCGGCGCTTCACCGTTGCGTATGTCAATCTCTACACGAGAGCTCGCGTATGCGTGGGCGCACACGAGCATCCCCGAAGACTACTATCACTATCTGGTTGAGAAAGGACCAGACGGTGAACCAGTCGTGCGTGATAGACTGAATCGCTTTCATCAGAAGATCTATCGTGCGCTGAAAATTCCTGGGAACGTATTCACAAGCGACCACGATCGTGGTATCTACTTCGCTTCGCTTTACACAAACGGATACGATTTCCTTCGTGATGATATCAAGGAAGAGCAGTTAGTTCCTGCAGCAGATTTCAGCGTGGAATACCTGACGACTCTGTGGAAAAAGTATGCAAATCATCGCTATGCCAAGCTGCAGGAAACTAGCCGCGTCAGCGACTCCATTCTCTATTATGACGACATGAGCTGGCTATCTTGGACGGATGCGAGGGATAAGTATCTAAAAGACGTAGGAAGGTAACAGAGTTTGTTACACACCCGTTTTTACACCCGAATACACCCGATTAACAGAATTTGATACAAAAAAAGCCTCCAAAAGCCTAAAAAAGATTCCCTAGTAATGTCAATGGCTTAGCTGTAAGCCCTTGCTGTTGCTAGGGTTTTTTTATGCCCAGCCCGCCTTGACAATCAGCGGCAAGTCATATACAATCATAATATAAGCTGAGTTGAAGGAAAACTGATATGAATATCCATGAAGCCCAAATGTATGTCAATCTTTGCTCGTCGGCTCTTGCTCACGGCTTCTTGACAGACCACAATGACTCGCGAGTTGCAGATCTCCAGAAGATTGCCATTGAGCGCCACTGCGGCAATGGATACTTCTCGTTCGACGGCATTCTCGACGATCTCGCTGATCTGACTGGTAGCGAAGACCTCGCTTCCGACATTCTCAACAACGCAGCCTAAGGAAAACTGATATGAAAATCGCATCTGATATGGAAGCCGCCATTCAAAAGTATCTTGACCACGTCAAGGCAGACTATGCTGGCTGGCACCGTCCCCGTGGCAATGATAGCCTCCGTGACGAAATGGTTCGCGAGTTCGATGCTGGTATCAGCTACGAAATCCATCGCAAGTTTATCAAGGTGATCACGGGTCAGGCTGGCGGTAACACCAGCGTCCACTCGTTCATCATGCTGAACGATGATGGCAAGTTCAAGCGCGGCGACATTCTCATGGCTGCCAGCTGGAAAGCTCCCGCCAAGAACTTCGCCCGTGGAAACGTGCTGAACGGCAAGTTAGATCGCGTCCGCTGGACGGGCGCTCTCTAAGGGGGGGGGCTTGACAATCAGCTCCAAGTCCGCTAGAATGGCAATATGATGAAAGGAAATAGCATGAAACTCATTCTTTCTTATGGCGAAATTGCTGACGTAGAAATCGAAGGCGAATTCGATTTTGATTCTGCCATCGCACATGTCGAAATGTTAGAAAACATCGGAGCGGAAGAAATTGAAGGCGCTGATGTAATTTTAAGTGACGGGACCAACGAATGGTTTCTCGACTCTGACGCAACTGGCAAAGAGTTCTGGTCTAAGTTAGAACTCTAACAGCAGAAGGATCTTGTGAAATGATCAAGAACTTTCTACTCACCGTGACTTTACTCAGTGGAGCTGTCCTCATCTCCATGGCTTATCAGTCATGGGAAGTTGGTTTCGGTGTGGCAGCGTTCGTTCTCTTTTGCAAGGTGAAATGATATGGCTAGGAAACCGAAGACAACGATCAAGACGTTTTCAGCTTTCACGGAAGGTGGAGCTAGGAAAGTGGCTTTGTTTTACCGCGATCGTTATGGCAAGAAACTGCTTACTAATCCCACGCTCAACGAAGCCACGAACATGTGGGAGTTCGACGTTGAATGGGTGCTTGACAATTGAACTCCATTAGAGTATCATTATTAAATAGTGATGGAGAGAGACATGGCTGACACGAAGATGGTAACTCCTGGCGCACTGGATAAGCTCGCCAAGCTGCTTGCAGCAGAAAACATTATGATCGAACACAAGCCAATCAAGACGGCTTACTTCGACGTGAAGAATCGTGTCCTCGCTCTGCCGATGTGGAAAGAGATGACCGAGTCTCTGTATCATATGCTCGTTCTTCATGAAGTCGGTCACGCTTTGGATACTCCAGCTGAAGGTTGGAAAGGTTCCATCGACAAAGTGAAAGAAGAAGATGGTGGTCGCACAGCGCAAACGTTCCAAGGCTACTTGAACGTCGTGGAAGATGCCCGCATCGAGCGCAAGATCAAGAATAAGTTTCCTGGCTCGCGCAAAGATTTCATCGACGGATACAACTGGTTGCACGATCAAGACTTCTTTGGTGTCAAAGCAAAAGACGTCGACGCGATGACGCTGATCGACCGCATCAATCTCTACTTCAAACTTGGCACGCGCATCCGTATCAACTTTACGGATGAAGAGCGTGCGTTCGTGCGTCGTGCTGAACAGACTATCACGTTCGATGACGTGATCAAGCTCGCGCAAGATATCCTCGCTTATGCCAAAGCGAAGAACGAAGAGGAAGAACAGCAGCAGACTACCGCCATGGAAGACATGATTGGCGATGAAGATTCTGATGAGTTCAGCCATGATGACTTCGACGCCGACGAGTCGCAAGACAACGACGGTGACGGTGATGAAGAATCAGAACAGCAAGAAGGTTCTGACGAAAATCAAGCGCAAGGCGGACAGAACGGTTCAGAAGGTGGTCGCAATCCTGAACCACTAGAACACGGTTCGCTCGACTCCATGACCGATCGCGCTATGAACGATCGTATGGAAGAACTGCTCGACGAGAAGCTGACTGGTCGCGAATTTCGCTATATCATGTTCCCTAAAGACCTCGCGTTTGAACCGTTCACTCACAGCTACAAAGAAGTTCTTGGTTGGGTTGAACGCGACTTCGCTCACGGTGGATCTGTCATGACTGGCTACCGCACTTTCCTGCTGAATAAGTTCCGCATGGAAAACAACGCAGCAATCAACTATATGGTCAAAGAGTTTGAGGTGAAGAAAGCTGCTATTGCTTACTCTCGCTCGAAACAAGCTAAGACTGGCGTGATCGACACGAACAAGCTGCACAGCTATAAGTTCAACGACGATATCTTTAAGCGCCTTTCTATCGAACCGACTGGTAAAAATCACGGTGTTGTGTCGATCCTCGATATGTCTGGATCGATGTCACCGAGCTATCGTGGTGCGATGGATCAGCTGATCTCTCTGGCTATGTTCTGTCGTCGTGTCGGTATCCCGCATCGCTTCTACGGTTTCACTTCGGTCATACCTTACGATAAAAAGCGCAGGGATGCCCGCGAAGCACTGAAAGAAAAGATTGCAGCTCGCCTCAACAAGAACTTCGTTTTCCCTGCCGACGGTGACTGCGATTTGCTGGAGCTGTTCCATGAAGGAATGTCCCTTAAAGACTTCAACACGATGGTTGGTGCGTTGCTCGTTTCATCCACTCGTTATGGGAATGGACACTTTGTCGGTGGCACAACAGACGAGTATGTTGAAGCTCAAGGCTACACGTCACCTTATAACATGATAGTGGCTAACATGGGTCATCATGATATGGAATATTTCAAGTTGGGTGGAACTCCGCTCAACGATGCGATTCTCTTGTCTCGTGATCTGATGCGTAAGTTCCGCAAGGAAAAGAATATTCAGATCATGAACTATATCTGTATCACTGACGGTGAGAGCAATCACTCGACGTATGTTACGAATCGTCGTGGATATGGTAATCTGCTGCTGGTTGATACATTCCCGAATTATTCTTCAAAAACTGTCACAAATATCTTCGTCGATGAAGAAACTCACCTGCAGACGACTATCAACTTCAATGATGGTGGAATCGGTGTGACTGGTATGTTCGCTCGCATGGTGCGCGAGTCTGAGAATGCACGATTCATTGGATTCTATATCGCAAACAGCTCATACGATATTCGCAATGCTATCTATCGCTATTTGCCTTACATCGAGCAGGAAAAAGCCAGAAATGCTATGGCTAAGAGCGGTTCTACGGTTATCCCCAAGATGCTGAACTTCGACGAGTTCTATCTGATTCGTGGCGGGAAAAACCTCGAAGCGCAGCAAGCCAAGTTCGAAGAAGCCAAGGATATGAAGAAAGGTCAGCTTGCACGAGCGTTTATCTCAGCTCAGAACAAGCGTGGAACTAGCCGCGTCATTCTTGGGCGGTTCATCGAGAAAATTGCTGCTTGACAACTGGAAGCCAATGTGCTAGAATATAAGTATGGTTGGAAGAGGAGACAAGGCTATGTTCAAGGTATCATACACAATCAAGGGCGAAGATAAGCTGTTGAGCGATCAATCAGCCACGTTTCGCTATATGAAAGATGCGTTTGTGTTCATGCGTGAGCTCCTGCTTCTTGGCGCAAAGCTGGTTGGCAAGCCGACCATTGAGAGACTTTGAGCTTGACAACTGAGTCAAGCCGTGATACAATATATTATATGATGAGGAAAGGTGATGGCAATGCTTAAGGCAGATCAGTTGAAGTTTCTTGAATTGGCTACGAAAGCCTTTGGTTCTGGTGCTACTGTAAGCAACAAAGATTTGCTCGCTTTGGCTGAAGCGAATGATATGCGTGGATCAGCTTCTAACTGGGTATTCCAGCCGACGTATCGTGCTGGTCGTGCGATGTATAGACTCCCGCATCATGAGACTGATGCGTCTAACCTTGCGGCTATGGCTGCTGATATTGTTCCGATCCGTAAAGATGCTCCTGTGGCTACCAAGAAGTTCGACCCGAATGCAGTTTCCGAACACGACTACGCTGCTGTTCCTGCGAAGGATAAGCACTACGTCCCGTTCGGTGAGTTCAAGATGATTGAGAAGATTGTCGCTTCTGGCAAGTTCTTCCCGCTCTTCATCTCTGGTCACTCCGGCAACGGCAAGACGTTCATGGTCGAGCAGGTGTGCGCGAAAGTCAAGCGCCCAATGATCCGCGTTCAGATGTCACGCGAGACTGACGAGGACGATCTGATCGGTGGTTTCCGTTTGATCGACGGTGAAACTAAGTTCATGAAGGGTCCAGTGCTTCGTGCGATGGAACTCGGTGCGTTGCTTCTCATCGACGAAGCTGACCGTGCTGATCCTGGCAAGGCTATGTGTTTGCAGGGTATCCTCGAAGGTAAGCCTTATTTCATGAAGAAGACGGGTGAAATCGTTACTCCCGCTGAAGGTTTCAACGTAATCGTTACCGCCAACACGAAGGGTCGTGGTTCTGACGACGGTCGTTATGTCGCTGCAACTATGCTTGACGATGCTTGGCTTGAGCGTTTCCCGATCACTATCGAGCAGGAATATCCTACTCCTGCTATCGAGAAAAAGATCTTGACAAACTACCTCAGTGATGATACAATTACTGAAGATGATAAATCACTGATCGAGCATCTCACGGTCTGGTCAGAGATTATCCGCAAGACTTTTAGCGAAGGCGCGATTGACGAGCTTATCTCTACTCGTCGCCTTGTTCACATTGCACAGACGTATCGCATGATCGGCGATCGCATGAAAGCTATCCGCCTGTGCATCAACCGTTTCGACGAAGAGACCAAGACTGCATTCCTTGATCTCTATGCAAAGGTTGATCCCACGATCAACCCCGTCACCGAAGCTCCTGCGACAGAAGTCGCGTCGGAGAAGACTCAGGAAGTTTCTTTCTGAGTCTAAACTAAACCCAACTCAAATGGAGTATGTATAATATGTCTAAGATTGATTCTGTCCTCACCGCTCTCCAGAATGGTGAAGAACTCACCGCTGCTCAGATCTCCTCGCGTTTCCGCGCTGGCAATCCGCACGATGTTGTTCGCGCTCTCCGCGAGCGTGGTCATGCTGTTTACCTGAACGAGCGCACAAACTCGAAGGGTGAAATCACGATGAAGTATCGTCTCGGCACGCCTTCACGCGCAATGGTTGCTGCTGCTTACGCAGTTCTCGGCACCTCTGCTTTCTCGCACGCAGCGTGACTATATAAGGGAGGGGGAGCAATTCCCCTCCCTATCTTTTAATGGAGTTATAATTGGCTACTGATAATCGTGAACCTTGGGAGCATCTCAAGGGTATTTCTGTCACTGTTCGCAATAATGATGTGAACGGTGCTTTACGCATTTTGAAGAAGAAAGTTCAGCGTGAAAACCTTCTGCGTGATCTCTCTGAACGTGAACACTTTACGAAACCTTCCATCAAGCGCCGACTGAAGAAACAGCAAGCTGTTATTCGCTGGAAGAAAAAGCAAGCAGAGATTGCCGAATCTCTCTGACTTCTTGCTATATAATAACATCATAACATTTTGGAGTCGTCATGGCATCAATGGAAATTTCAGTATCAGTTGAAGAACTACGCAAAAAGAAGATCTTCGTAGCAACCCCAATGTATGGTGGTGCTTGCGGTGGTCAGTATACCAAGTCATCAGTTGACCTCGCGCAACTCGCAACGCACTATGGTATGGACGTTCGGTTCTTCTATCTCTTCAATGAATCGCTAATCACTCGCGCTCGTAACTATCTGGTTGACGAGTTCTTGCGTTCTGATTGCACACATCTTATGTTCATCGATTCCGATATCGGTTTCGATCCTAACGACGTTATCGCTCTCTCTGTTATCGCAGCTGAAGGTTCCGACAAGCATATCGTTTGCGGTCCTTATCCTAAGAAGTGCATTGCTTGGGAAAAGATCAAGCGAGCAGTCGATAAGGGTTTCGCTGACAAGAATCCAGAGAATCTGGAACGCTATGTTGGTGACTACGTCTTCAATCCAAAGGAAGGCACTGGTTCTATCGCTCTTGATGAACCCGTCGAAGTTCTCGAAGGTGGCACTGGTTTCATGATGATCCAGCGAGCTGCACTTGAGAAGTTCCAAGAAGCCTATCCGCAATACATGTATAAGCCAGATCACGTTCGCACAGAACACTTCGATGGTTCGCGTGAAATCCTTATGGCTTTCCAAGCTGAAGTCGATCCTGTCTCGAAGCGTTATCTGTCAGAAGACTACTGGTTCTGTCAGAAGGCTTGGGATATCGGTGTTAAGACTTGGTTGTGTCCGTGGATGAAACTCCAGCACATGGGTTCTTATGTGTTCGGTGGTTCGCTCATCGATCTCGCTCAGATTGGCGCTGGTGCTACTGCTGATGCTGATCTTGTTAAGCCCAAAAACTTTAAGGGGAAGTAATAAGTCTTGACATTGAATACACAACGTGATACTATTACATCATAGGAGATTACATGATGAAACTTTCTAAAGAAACGACTGAGATCTTGAAGAACTTCGCGGCTATCAATCCGTCGCTGGTCTTTCAGTCTGGTAATGTTCAGCGCACAGTTAGCCCACAAAAGACAGTTCTTGCTAAGGCTAACGTGACTGAATCTTTCGACAAGGAATTCGCTATCGTCGATCTGTCGCAGTTTATCTCGACTATCTCGATGTTCGAAGATCCTGAGTTGAAGTTGGGCGATGAGTCTGTTACTATCACAAATGGTAAAGCTCGCTCGACGCTCCGCTATGGTAGCGCAAACCTGATCCAGTCACCGCCTTCCAAGGAAATCAACCTTCCTTCGTCAGAGATTAGCTTCACGCTGGAAGCTGCTGCTTTGCAGTCTGCTCTTCGTGCCGCTGGTGTTCTTAACCTTCCTGAGCTTGCTCTCGTTGGTAAAGGTGGTAAGGCTTATCTGACTGCGCTGGACTCTCGTAACGATGGTTCAAACACTTTCGACTACGAAGTCGGTGATGCTGCTGCAAACTATCGCATGGTCTTCAAGATTGAGAATCTCAAGATTCTGAATCGCGACTACGAAGTTCGTGTGTCGGCTAAGGGTATCTCACACTTCAAGTCCACGAAGGGTGACGTTGAATACTGGATTGCTACCGAACAGGGTTCAAGCAAATACGGTGACTAATAAAAAGGGGACTTCGGTCCCCTTCCTTCTTTTAATATGGAGAGCCAAATGATTCGTGATGATTTCTTGTGGGTTGAGAAGTATCGCCCTCGTAAGATTGAGGATACTATCTTGCCAGAAGACCTGAAGGTTACGTTTCAGGAGTTTATAAACAATGGTAATATTCCAAATCTTCTTCTCTGTGGTAGTGCTGGTGTTGGTAAAACTACAGTTGCTCGTGCCATGCTGGAAGAAATCAACGCAGACTACATCGTCATCAACGGATCCATGAATGGTAACATTGACACTCTCAGAACCGATATTCGTAACTTTGCGGCAACGGTCTCTTTCACTGGAGGTCGTAAGTATGTTATCCTCGACGAAGCAGATTACCTTAACGCAAACTCAACTCAACCAGCTCTACGAAACTTTATGGAGGAATTTTCATCAAATTGTGGATTCATCCTCACCTGTAACTTTGTCAATAGGATTATCGATCCTCTTCACTCACGGTGTTCTGTCGTAGAGTTTAAGATTGGCGCAAAGGAGAAAGCTGAGTTAGCCAAGCAGTTTATGCAGCGTGTCTGCGGGATTCTGGATGATGAAAAGGTTGGCTACGAAAAGAAAGTCTTGGCTGAGATCATCACCAAGCACTTCCCTGACTGGCGTCGCGTCCTAAACGAATTACAGCGTTACAGCGTCCGTGGGACGATTGATAGCGGCATCCTATCCAGCGTGGACAACGTGGAGATCAAGGAGCTTGTAAAGTATCTAAAGGGGAGGGAGTTCGAAGCCATGCGTAAGTGGGTCGCAGCCAATGCGTCCATGGACGTTAATACGCTCTTCCGTAAACTATACGACGCAGCGGGTGATGTCATGAAGCCAGAGTCTATCCCGCCACTGGTTCTTGCTTTGGCGGACTACCAATACAAAGCCGCGTTCGTGGTTGATCAGGAGATCAATTTGGCTGCATGTATGACACAGATCATGATGGACTGTGAGTTCAAGTAACTGCTTGACAATTGCACGCCACCGAGGTATTATAGTCATAGTGATATATGAAGCGATTTGGCGCGAGCCAAAGTGAGGACTATCTTGAAAAACTATCAGCATCTTTTACGGCAAACGCTCTATCCGTTTGACGAGGACGTCTATCTTCGTCAAGCGGGAACTCTCAAAGCCTTTTTCAAAGGAGTCGAGGATGACGCGAAAAGCATTTTCTGCGAAAGCGTCTTTCGTAGAGACATCCAAGCGACCATGAAAAATGCTTTCCTTAAAGCAGTGACTAATGATGCCACCGTTAAGAAATTCTTTACGATCATGGCTCCGACCGGAACTGGTAAGACTTTCACCATTTCCAAAGCCATTGGTGATGTTTGGAAACTTGACCGCGACTTCGTTTCTATTCCGATTATCATCGCTCCAGACACTACCGCCCTCGAAGCGTCTATTGCTGAGTGTGAAGATAAGGGAATCAAGATCGTCAAGTCCAATGACATTAAGTCATCTCGCCACATCGATCAGTGTCTCAAGTATTTCAAGGGTGAACCGTTCGTAATCGTTGGAACCGACGCTTCTTTCGTCAAGAAGGTTGAGTTCTATAGAGAAGTCAGTGATAAGTATGCGTTCATCGTAGTTCGCGACGAAGCTCATCACGGTGCACACTCGCTCTTCGATTCCAAGGATGCTACTGGCGCTAACGCTCAGAATCGTGTTTGGGTGAATACCCTCCGTGAATTCCGTGACATGAATCAGCACAATCGCGTCATCATGTTCACAGGCACGCCATCTAATGCGCTCATGTCGACTGGTATGGCTGACGATCGCAATGAGTTTGAAGTTATCTTCATTTGCGCTTCACCTATCGAAGCCGCGATTAGTGCTGAACTTGACACTAGCAAAGACTCAGCTCAAGCTATGAAGAAAGCGCGAAAGCGCAACAAAGAATGCAAGAAAATTCTTAACGCACTTTATGAGAAGACCAAAGAAGCTATCTTTGAGCCTAGCGTAGTTGGTAGCACAATGGTCTATTCTGCTATTCGTCGCTCGAAGAAAGGTCATAACTTCAACTCTGATGACTGTGTCAATTGGCTTGAAGAAAACGAGGTATCCTACGTTCGTCGTGATCAGAATAACAACGACCCCAATTCGATTGATTGGAAGAACTTTGTATCTGGCAATGAAATTGAATTTGGTGTATTCATCAGATTAGGTCAGACGGCTATCAGCTTGAGCAATCCGATCTCTATCGTGATGCATGAAGACTCTCTAACTGAACCGAAAGATAAAACCAAGCGCCTTATCTCTAATCAGAGCGAACAACGTTTTGGTCGTGCGACACGATGTGCTTTCTTTGAAGATTGGAAGCACGCTATCGAAATGTTGAACAAGTGGAGCCATGACGCAGAAGTTACTGCGCTCTTGATGGAGTTGATTACTAAATTCGCGTTCCACAAAGTCATCTTTGTCGTTGGTGATACTAAGGGTAAGTCTAAGTTCGCTTTTGACAAGTTCAAGATGGGTCGCATTCGTGACATGGATGCGTTCGTTGCGCTCGTGCGTGAGATCTATAACCACCGCTTGGTCAAGACTGACAATCGTTCAGCTGAGATGGTCACAGAAGTTAAGCGCCTGCTGAATCGCTGCCCATTCAAGCGTATGAGTCGTATCGAAGTCGCTCACATCATTCCGAATGCTGTCATCTCTGCTGGGCTTATCCAGTATGAGGAACACGTTGGGAACTATATACCTTTGAGCGCTGACGTTCACAAACTCTTCGACGCCAAGCTTTTCTATATGGAATATGATAAAGCTGGAAAGCTGAGAGCTCACTATGCGCCCAATCTTACTGATATTGACAAGGAGGACTTAGCTATCTCTGAGATCGTCGATGGAATGGTTGTGGAGCTCCCCTACTCCCTATCGCCTGACTCCCTGGAGTATCGTAAGGCGATGGTGATGGGGAATGTCTAATCCATTCATTTACGCCGACAGCGTAAGTTCCTCCAAGAAGAACCTGATGCGCGGGAGCGCGAACGATGAACTAGCTGAGAAGGGTTACAAGCCCTTCTTGACCAATCGGTCGATGTCCTATCATCAGGACGCTATCCTTTACGCCAACGAGATGAATATGCGTCCCCATCTCGATAACAAGCCGCAATACGAGTATTTACTAAATACATTGCGGAAGCGTAAGAGGTATGCCAAATGGGCTAAACAATCCCCCGACGCCTCCGTTGAGATGGTCATGGAATATTATGGCTATGGTCGTTCGAAAGCTGAGGAAGCCCTCAAGGTTCTGACCGATCACCAGCTTGCCATGATCGAGGTAGCACTCGACAAAGGTGGAAAAGGATGAATGAATCAGTTGAATCAATGGTCGAAGTTAAGCTACGATCAGCAGAAGACTTCCTTAAAATTCGTGAAACATTAACTCGTATCGGAGTCGCCTCGCGACGCGATAAGGTTCTGTTTCAGTCATGTCATATCCTGCATAAGCAGGGTAGATACTATATCGTTCACTTCAAAGAGTTGTTCGCGCTCGACGGCAAGCCTACTAACTTCTCAGATGAAGATAAGGCTCGTCGTAATACAATCGCCAATCTGCTTGCCGAATGGGAGCTGATTGACATTGTAGAGGTAGAGCACACAAAGGAACCAGTCGCTCCCCTTAACCAGATCAAGATTCTGGCTCATAAGGAAAAGAACGACTGGAAGCTCGAAGCGAAATACAACATCGGAAAAAAACGTTCCGAGGCTTGACATTTTTGCTGCGGCGCTTATATATAGAACGTGACGCCTTCGGGGTCACATAATCAACCTTGCCTAACAGGAGGTAACACTATGAACGACTACTCACAATACACCAAGATCCCATCACAATTCGCTTCTTACGACCCGTTCTCTGTCGGTTTCGACAAGACGTTCAAGTTGCTCGCTGATCAGCTGGAATCGGTCGGTAAAAATGTTCCAGGCTATCCGCCTTACAACATCAAGAAGGTTGCTGATGATAAGTATGTCATCGAGCTGGCGGTCGCTGGTTTCTCAAAGACAGACATTGAACTGACTCTTGATAATGGAAAGCTGACTATCGCTGGTAAGACCAAAGACGCCAGCGACCTTGATAATGCGAATGCCTACTACTTCTACAAGGGAATCGCAGAGCGTGCGTTCAATCGCACCTTTACTCTCGCTGATACAGTAGAAGTTAAGAACGCCGAAATGATTAACGGCATTCTGAAGGTATGGCTGGAGAACATTATCCCCGACAGCAAGAAACCTAAGAAGATCGATATCAAGGACTAAGTCCTGATACTCACTTAGATTATGACAGGCTGGTCGGTTCGCTGACCAGCCTTTTTCCGTTTATACACAGGAGTCAAATATGTTAGACTGGTTATCACGCACCGCACGATACTACAACACAATCCTCGAACTCGCAGCCCTTCGCGACGACGACCTACAGCAGCTGGGTCTGAAGCGTTTCGAAATTCTTCAAGAAGCTAACAAGCAATTCTGGAAATCATATGGCTTATCTTCTCAGGCTCTTAAATAAGATTTCTGATCACCTCAATAACATGGGTAGTTATCCTAACGGCTAAATAGCAGCGAAAGGAGACTACCCATGCTAGTGACACATGAACAACTATGTCAGTTCTTTGAAGATACTACAGAGGAATGGCTATTAGAATGTCTAGAACCGATGAACGATGCGTTCGCGTTCTATGAAATTAACACTCCAGAACGAATCTCCATGTTCCTTGCTCAAGCTGGACACGAGTCCGCTGGGCTTTCGGTCATGGAAGAAAATCTTAACTATTCCGCTCAAGGTCTCAATAAGATTTTCCCTAAGTATTTCGCTCGCGCTGGTCGTGACGCAAATGCTTATGCTAAGAAACCCGAAAAGATCGCGAACGTAGTTTACTCAAATCGTATGGGTAACGGCGACGAAGCATCTGGTGATGGCTATCGCTATCGCGGTCGTGGGTTCATTCAGCTCACAGGTAAAAGTAACTATTTGGCTTTCGCTTCAGACATGGAAATGTCTCTTGAGGAAGCAACAGCTTGGTTGGATACAGCTGAGGGTGCAGTCTGGTCTGCTTGCTGGTTCTGGGATTCACGTGAACTAAACAAGTGGGCTGACAAGGGTGATATTCTAACAGTAACAAAGAAGATCAACGGTGGAACGATCGGTCTTGAAGATCGTAAGTCTCACTACTCAGAGGCTCTTCATATCTTCGCATAATCACTGAGGTATATCTATGAACAATAAGTTTATGACAATTGATGGTTTGAAGATTCGTTATATCGACGAAGGTGAAGGGCGCCCAATCCTTCTACTACACGGCGGTTCTATTGGATCGTCCGTTGAGTCGTTCAAGTATGTTATCCCAGGACTGATCGAAGCAGGATATCGCGTCCTTGGTTTTGATCAGCCTGGATGTGGTCTCTCCGATATTCCAGCAGAAGACGAAAAGGCTACTCGCGAGTATCGTGAGTTTGTTGTCACTGAGTTTGTCCAAGCACTTGATCTCAAAGACGTTGTGCTCGTTGGTCACTCTCAGTCTGGTGGTATCGTAGGAAAGCTACTACTTAAGAAACCTGAGTTCTGCACCGCAGCAGTATTCCTTTGTGCTGGGATCTGTCTCCCACACTCCGAACGTTTCAAGCCTGGCAATCACAAGAAAGACAAGCATGAAAACTTTGCAACCGAACCATCGGTTGAAGATATACGCACATTCTTCGAATACAATCTCTACAACCATGATCTTATCACAGATGAAGTTCTGAATGATAGACTCAAGTATAGTGTAGGTGATTTATACAATTTCTTCGTAAGGCACAGAAACATGCCTAAGAACACAGATTACTATCTGTGGGCTAAGTTCATTGAAGTGGATATCCCCATGATGTTTGTTTATGGTGGGTCTGACGACAAGCGGGACGATGCAACAGTTAGAGTTGAAAAGATGCGAGCGGTCTATCCGTATCCGCACTTCTCTATTCAACTCTTTGACAACTGCAAGCATTATCCTCATTGGGATCATCCAGAACTTACTGTTGAAAGGGTCATTGAATTCCTAAACAAAGAAAAGGAAAAACAATGCCTAGATTCGGTAATCCAGACCCAAACGACGAACCAGTAAAAGTCCCAGTTGCTATGGATCAGCTCGATCCAGCAACTAAAGGTGCAGCGTCAAGAATTGACATGGGATATAGCAGACCATCATTCGGTTCTGCTCCTATGGCTCCAGCTGCACCACAACTTTCCGAAGCAGCTCAGCTCGCAAAGATCGAGCTTGAGAAAAAGCAGTGGGAAGCAGAGAACGCAAAGCAGAATGAAGACTGGATGGTCAAGAAGTGGCGTCCAGCAATGGGTTGGTGTTATATGGTTATCTGCGTGCTTGACATGGCAATCTTTCCAGTGCTATGGTCAGTTGCTCAGGTTATGACGAAAACCCCACTTGTTCAGTGGAGTCCACTAACGCTGCAAGGCGCTGGTCTGTTCCATCTGGCAATGGGTGCAGTTCTTGGTATCGCTGCTTGGTCTCGTGGTCAAGAAAAGATACAGGGTGTAGCAAAGTAAGGATGATTGATATGGATAATGAAACACAGAATGTCACAACAATCATGATGCTCCGTCTCATTAACGGTGATGAGATTGTCGGTAAAGTGAGCGTGTTCCAGAATATGGTAAAGATCGTTAAGCCTGCCGCAGTTATGATTCAGCCAGGAGCCGCTGGTAAAGCCCAGATGGCTCTGGTTGATTTCATTCCTATGGCAAAGACGAAGGAAGTGGTTCTTGATCCACGCAACGTTCTCTTCAGTTACGAGCCAGACGATCAGATCGAAGCAGCGTATAACCAGAATTTCGGTTCAGGTTTAGTGCTTCCCAAGAAAGGGATCTTGACAGCTGTGTAGTTTTGTGATACTATTATCACATGACAAAATTCTACACGAACGCCCTTCAAGTCGGTAACAACATTCTTGTTCGCGGTTACGATCGCGGACAACAGTTCAACGAAAAGATCCCCTATAAGCCATCGATGTTCCTTCCATCCAAGCACCAAGACGCTGAGTGGAAGGACATTCGTGGGCTTCCTCTTGATCGTATGGATTTCGATTCCATGCGCGACGCGAAGGAGTTCATGGCTCGCTACGAAGATGTGAGTAACTTCAACATCTACGGGATGCCACGCTTCCTCTACGCATTTCTTAACGAAGAGTATCCTGACGAAATCGCTTATGACCGCGACCTGATCAAAGTCGCTTACATCGATATCGAAGTCAGCTCGGAAAACGGTTTCCCTACAGTCGAGCTTGCTCGTGATGAGATCATCTCAATCACCATGAAGAAAGATGACATCTTCCATGTGTGGGGATTCCATGAGTTCATTCCCAATCGCAAAGATGTGTTCTATCATCAGTGTAACAACGAGAAGGAACTGCTTATGCGTTTCTTGTCTGAGTGGGCTGAGGGTGGATATCCCGACATCGTTACTGGTTGGAACGTCACGTTCTTCGATATTCCTTATCTCGTGAAACGTATGAGCACTGTGCTTGGTGAAGATCAAGCGAAGCGTTTCTCTCCTTGGCGTATGTTCAAAGAGCGTCAGGTCAAGACTAAGTTCAAAGATCAGCTTGCATATACTATCTGTGGAGTTGCTACTCTCGACTATCTCGAGATGTATATGAAGTTCACATACTCTCAGCAGGAAAGCTATCGTCTCGACCACATCGCTCAAGTTGAGCTTGGTGAACGTAAGTTGGACTACAGCGAGTATGATACTCTGCATGAGTTCTACGAGAAAGACTTCCAAAAGTTCATCGAGTATAACATCATCGATACCGAGCTGGTTGAAAAACTAGACGATAAGATGAAACTGATTGACATGGCTCTCGCGCTCGCGTATGATGCGAAAGTTACTCTGATGGATGTGTTCACTCAGGTGCGCATGTGGGACGTTATCATTCACAATCATCTGTATAAGCAGAAGATTGCTGTTCCAGTTGAGGGTGGTGGTGCGAAAGACGAAGCGTATGTTGGTGCGTTCGTCAAAGATCCACAGGTTGGTGCGCATGACTGGGTCATGTCGTTCGACTTGAACTCTCTGTATCCGCATCTTATCATGCAGTATAACATCTCACC